AAAACCCCAGTCATTAGGGCCCAAGTAATAACCACCTAACATTAAAGCACCAGCGGCAAACATACGTATGATACTTTTAATCATACTTACAATAAAGTGTCCTCTGCCAGGATCTTTAGCAGCAGGAACAAATACTCTTTCTGGAATAGGCATTATTTTACCTCCACTAGTGGTTCACTGTAAAAACTATCATGATAATCTCCACTTTTTTGAAACTGTCTAACAGAAGTTTCCTTAATTAGTTGTCCGTCTCTAACAGTGTATGTAATATACTCTGCTTTGATAACACCTTCTGTGCTTCTATTCATGTGTTCAAACATAGGTCCTTCTTTCATTTTTATCTCCTTAACAAGCAAATTGTTGTTGCAGTTTAACGTTATCTATAAACTCTTTTTTAGTTGCTGGATCATCTTTAAAAGCACCACGCAGTACAGTTGTCTGTGTAAGTGAACTGTGTGCTTTGATACCTCTGTTTTCACAACAACCATGTGTTGCTTGCACATAAACACCAACATGTTCACTACCTGTTTCTTTTTGTATTGCATCTGCAATCATAACATTAAGCTCTTCTTGTAGTGTTCCGCGTCTAGCACACCATTGTGCAATTCTTGTGTACTTGCTAAGACCAAGTAACTTAGGACCAGCAATAATACCAATGTATGCTACACCTTTTACCGTTTGATGATGATGCGAACATAAACTTGTAAGTTCACTTCTTACTACAAGCATACCTTCGTATCCGCCTTCAATGTAATTTGGAAATGCACTTGGATTAGGCATTTTATCATATCTACCAGACATAATCTCGTTGATATACATCTTGGCCATACGTCTTGCAGTATCTTTGCTGTTAGGATCTGTTTTTGTATCAATCAACAGTGTCTGCAAAACATTTTCGAAAGCAGGAACTGCTTCTTCAATAAGTGCTTCTTTATCACCTTCTTCTAGTACTTCACTAATGTTGTCATTAGCCCAATACCTAATTCCCGCTTCTTCTAAGCGTTTTTGTATTTCTTTTACTTTTTCCATTCTATTTCTCCGATGTTAAGGCAGTGGATTGCCATAATTGTTATTGTATTACCTTCAAGAGATTACCACAACCGAAATAATCTCCATTTAGTTTAGTTACTTGTTTATTTAGGCTTGGAAGATAGTTTTTGTAATTTTCCATGTAGTCAACTATTCTATCCATTACTTGTTTTTTGTGTTTTTTATAAGAATCTATTGATTCAGTCCATTCACTTGGATATACAAAATCAGGCACAGCCATTTCTTTGTAACTTAATCTATCAGGAACCATAGGCAATGCTCCAACTAATGCACCTTCATACCAACTAATACCTAGTGTTTCTTGTAGGTTAGCACTGAACACAAGTTTAGCCTCTCCTAGTAGATTATGATATTCATTTTTAGTAAGTGGTCTTTCTTGACATACAATAAATTCATATTGCGGCAATGCTTCTTTTAGGTCTTGAAATATTGTTACTTGCTTTTCTGGAGCAATTCTATGAGGAAATAATATTGTGTTTTTCTTTTTCATATTTTTGTACATAGATAGTGCATTGTCCATGTACTCAAATGGCCAGCCTGTTCTTATTGCCTTGCTTCTATCAAGTTCTGGAAAGGCTTCAAAGAACATATCGATATGAAATTCGCTTGCAAAGAAATTGTGATCAAAGCACTCATACATACTTCGTTCTGCATTTCTAACCCAAGGCTTGTCTCCTATAAGCCTGCCAAGGAAATCAGCAGGATCGTAACTACCAGCATGCCAAAGGCCACCGATTCTAATGTTACGCCCCAGCAACTCAGCCATGTATTTAAGTTGGATAACAGTCGGGTTCCAAGCGTCCGTATATAGGAAATAATCTCCATCATTTACTTCTCCTTTGCAGAATGCTTCTGCAATTTGTTGTAGTTGATTTGATTTATAAACGTTAGTACCACCAAAGTTGAGGAACGCCCCAGGTGTTGTAGCCTGAGGTGTATCCCCTCCGTTTACTACTTTTACTTCATGGCCGTTGGCTTTCAGCAGTTTAGGAAACTCTGTTTTCCACTGTTTGGTATATCTTGTTTCTACTGCTTCTAGATCAACTAGCCATATTTTCATTATTTTTTATTCCTTTTATTTTTCTGTTTGCGATAACTTTTAGTAAAAGCTCTCCATACATAACTAGAGTTGTTATACAAATCCTTTTCATCGAAAGGATAAAAGTTACCGCGGTTGTCACTGTTAAAGCGACAAAAGTCTTTAAATCGTTCAAGATCAGTAAAAACCTTATCGTAGGCTTTACGATTAAACTGAATAGCCATTTTCTAATCCTCTTATCTAGCATACTCAATATGGGCGCCGTTTTCTCCATCTTCACTTACGTCAATGTGGACTTCACGACCTGGGTGTTTAGTAATGATCTGATTGTATAGATCATCACAAATCATTTCACAACTTTTATAATCTAGTTCAAGAGTCTTCTCCTCATACAGTTTTTCTAACCAACGTTTAAATTGAATAAACTCAATATCTCTGTCGTTGTGTGTTACAGTGATACCTACTTTAAAATGAAATATGTGTCTGTGTGGATATCCCAAAAATGAAACATCATATTCATCACCTGTTGCAAGACTAGGATCATCTAGTGCCGCAGGATACTTGTGGATGCCTTCTTTACGGAAAGTAACCCAAATCATTCTTTTAGCCGTATTCATAATACGCTTGTGATTGTCTTCTGCCATTGCTTCCTTCATCATTGTATCAGTTATACTCATACTATACTACCTTTTTGTTTTGTTGTCAAGTTAGTCTTTAATATCATCATCGCCATATTTGCTCCATGGCGTAAATTTATCTCGCTCTAGTAATTCATGTACAGGTTGTATCCAAACTCCAGCATTAGAATGATCAAAATCAGCATCATCAATTTTGATACATGCATTATAGTTTAATTGATTTACATACGGAAGTTTTACACTTAGTATGCTTATAAACTTATGCCTTTCGTTGAATCCGCTTTCCAATACCCAATCATGATACTTTACGTCATAATCTAATGTAACCCAAAAGTTTTTATCAAGTAGACCAAAAACTAATGTGTCCCAATCTTCTTTTGGAACAAAACTATGATTAGCACCAAGATAAATGTGTTCAACATTATTTTGTTTTGCTTTGTCGATAACTTCTTCTAGCGGACGACAACCAACAACAAATAATGTATCCATGTCATATGCAGGTGTTTTCTCTACTTCGTAACCTGTAAAGTAGGTAACATCGTCTTTTACACCATCTGCATAATCTCTTTTCATACTGCGTGTTCCTTTTCTAGGCTTTCTATTTGATCTTTTAACTTAAGACGCTTCTTTTTCATTTCACTTATTTCTTCGTCTTTAAAATTGCCTGTTTTTTCCATAGTGTCTACTTGTTTATTTAGAAATTTGTGTGTTTCTTTTAACCATTGCAAACGCTTTGTATAGTCGCCCATATTATGCCTCCTGTAGTTGTTTTTCAAGTTTATCCAATTCTCCATCTTCTCGATCATCGGCCCAAGGTGTTTTCTCTTCGCCATCTTCATCTACCTCTACAAACATTCTATTAAATTCATTTGTAACGCCACCACGTAGTCTTGCACCTTCTAGATCTTTTAAGAAACTGTCTGCTTCTTTGATCATTGCAAAGGCTGCTTCTTTAGTAGGTTGTTCGAATAGTTCTTCGACAAACTTATCAAAGTATAAAATATTACGTGGCACCCAATCGCTGTATTCATCACTCTTATCTGCCTCTTTAACCTTTCTCCAACGTCTCCAGTCTGGACGTTCTTTTGCAAGTTCAATATCAGTAAGATTGTTAGCACGTTGTACTGCAACAATGTGTTGATAAACATTGTGCGACATCATAAGTGCATAACCAAAACTATCCCATGATGTTTTGCCTTCTTTACCGATTTTGTTTAACATTCCCGGCGCATAGTGGCAAATATCCGCGATCGACAAACGTCTTCCAATTTCGCTTTCGAAAGGGAAAGGAATATCGTTCCGTCCGGCCAACATCTTATTATCAGGGGCCTTATCCATAATAACTGACCAACGTTTACTTGTGTGTTGGCTGTTAGTATACACCAACCCATGTGCTGTAGCAATAAACGGGCTTGCACAGTCGAAACTGATTGTGAAGTTCTCATTAATATGTTTCCTTACCTGTCTTTGTATTGATGTAAGATAACATGACCAATCAAGTTGTGCAGTGCCTAAGAAGTGCATCCAGTCTTTGCCTTCTAGCATGCCATCAAATTTCATAGTCATTAGTCTACGTAAGGTGATAGGCATCTTGCACATATTTGCTCCACCCATTGCCCAACCTTCACATGCTTTGTCTCCCCATACATTAGAATCGGAGAATTCTTTTACACCTTCATACCACCTTTCAGCAGTATCCCAGTCTGATCCTTGTAGTACATTAAGAAACTTAGTTGCGCCTAGTCTGCGTTCTAACCAATACTTGTTATTAAACCTTGTCTTGTCTAGACAATCCTCAAAACTCTTAAGTCCAGTCTTAGGAGAGTGAATATGGTCACATGCCCAAGTCGGAACATCAAGTAGCATACTCCAGTCTGCTGTTAGTTCAAGCCAATTAAGAATATCATCTCTAACTTTATTAGCAGCCGCACCTTCAAAGTTTAGCCAATCAAACTTAAGAACACCTTTACCAACCTGATAACCGCCTGAGTCACCAAGTATCATAGTTTTACCACGATCACGTGTTTGCACCATTGCATCTTGTTCCATTGTTTTGTCAAGATTCAATTGTGCGTGTCCTGCTGAATACAATCCATATTTGTATGTAAAGTATCCTTCTTCTTCATTTAAAAAGTTCATACCTTCGATGCCGCGATCAAAACCTTGCGGAATACGTTCTTTAGGAACGAACTCTTCCTTACGTTGTTTAGCAATATAAGTGCTGAAGAAAGAACTAATTGCAGGCAAATACACTGCGTAGTCTTTCTGTAATGGTGTTAAGTTGACTGGTTGTTTCATAGTATTATTTAGGCCGCCTGTGCTGGAATGATATATTTGTAATTCGCTAATCCACTATCTAGTGTAATTTGAATAGCACCTTCATTACTAATACTCATCTTAGTGTTGTTGACATCTGCAATTTTTAGAATAGCAAGAATGCTCGCTACTGGCCAAGTCCAACCTTTATTAAGAGTACCTGTCACATCAGTAGCAAAAATAAACTCACCGCCATGTGTACTAGCATCACCAAAGATAAATTTTAAGTTGCCATCTTCAGTCTTTGCTAAGAATGTTGGATGCTCTGGATTAGCACCTGCTTGAAAACTAAACCTTTGTACCGCTGAAAGTGTTGGAACAACTTCTACATCCCAGTTAACACCTCTGAACTTCACAGTTTTCATTTTTTCGTTAATGATTTCTTGATTCATAAATCGATAATCATTTTTGAAATCACCATCAGCGTTTTCGAAATGAATACCTACTGGAATAGTAGCACCATTTCTTTCAGCACTTGTAATACTAATTTTTGCATCCTTTTGATATTCAGTACCATCAATCAAGTATTTTAACTTGTTAAGTTGCGGCATACCAAATGTGCCGATCATATCTGGATAAGGATTATGTGTATCTGCCTCCATAATAACTGATCTGTCATCAGCCATTGAAAACATTCCTGTCTTTTCTTCTTCGCCAGTCACTTTAACAGTAGTTAGAAAACCTAAGTTCTGTGTGTGGCTGACAATATCTTGTAAAATGTCTTTCATTGAATTCTCCTATACATTTACATTATATTTAGGTTTTGTATAAAACACAAGCATTTTTTTACTCAAAATCAAATAAACTGTTAAAGTTATTATCATTGCGTGTTTGACTTATGTCCCATTCCAAAACGCCAATTAAGTTTTTGAGTTTTTCATCGATTACTGTGTTTTCCATTGTAGCATCATCGAATGGCAACTCTTTAAACCATTCTGGAAGTCTAAGTTCATCTACCGGATATGCTACACTTGTATATCCCATTGGATTATCTTTTACTTTACAAACAATTACTTTTGCGCCGTCTGTAATGTTTACAGAATACTTGTCACCGTTCATGCGTTTAAGTGTGTTCCAATTAATACTTGCCCTGACATGTCCAGGCATATTTGCTTTGCCTGCTTTCTTTTCTTTGGCTTCATATTCTGTAATTTTGTTTGCACGTTTAGGAGAACCTTTTTCCCATCCCGGCCGTGCTTTAAACTCTGTTCTAAATTCTGTAATATAATCTAGTACTGCTTCTTTTTCTTTACCTGATAGCACCATTTCTAATACATTGCTTAAGAAGTCTTGTATAACAACTGGAGTATCAGAACGTTTTAGGTCAAGACCCATTGCTTTGATTTTACCTGCTTTTCCTTCTGTGTCTGTTCTAAAGCCTTCAATATCATAATAAAGAACTGCATAGCGTTTCTTTGTGATAAACAAGCCTTTACTTGCAACAATTTCCCTAGCAGCCGCAATTACATCTGAACGCTTTTTAGGACAATGAAATGCTTGACTCATAAACTTACCAAATGTTGCATTTGCACTTTCACCAATTGTATCATACAGTTCAACTACACTGTCTTTTGTCCAAGGAATACTACCTGAGTCTATATCTTTTTTAAGTGTACTGTATGCACTAAAGTATGTTGAATCTGTATCACCATATACAATTGCTTTACCTGTATGATCATATTCGCCTGTTACTATCTCATTGATCTTAGCAGCCATGTGTTTGGTAATGCTTCGTCCTGTAAGTGTAACACTTTGACCGATCCTATTGTCGAAAAACCTACAACCAGGATTAAGAATAGCACCATACAAACTGTTAAGTAGAATTTTTTTAACCAACTGACGTTTTGCCCAATATTCTTCTTCAATCTTGTTTCCTGCATTTTGACTTTCTTTCTGCTTTGCCTGCATCTCTTTACGTTCTTTATACCAACGTGCAAGTAGTCCAGGAATTATACCTTCTTTTTCATACGTAAAGATTGTACCGTTAGCACTAAGCATCCATGGTTGATTGCTTTCATAGATTAGATCATATATCTGTGCAGCACTTAGTTTATCACTGTCACCACTTTCCCAGTCAATAGTAATCTCTCTGCTAATTTCTTTTTCCATAACAGAACTATATTCGACCGATCCAAACATACCTTCCCATGCACTTGCAAAACTTTTACCTTTTGCCATTTGTGAATCAATATGTGCTTTTGTTCCATCCTGTCTAAGTTGGCCTACCACAGTTTCTGGACCCATGTTCAATGCTCTAATAACAGATGGATACAGCGAATTCAAGTCAACACTGCCAATCCATTCGTGAATCCCTTTCTTAGGATATGCAACATATGCGCCTGCCGCTGGCTCGCTACCTGGCTCACGTTTCACTCTGTTCGGAACAATCATGCCACGTCTATGTGCTTCGTTAATAATACCTTGTTCTGTAACAGCAACAGCACCCATTGTTGTTTGTATAAGCACTGTATTTTCATGTGCAATAGTATTTGCAAGATCAATAAACTTTAGTTTCTTATCAAGTTTGTCAAGTAGTGCAGTATCTTGTCTATTGTATTCAATAAATGTTCTAAAGTCATTGTTGTAAAGAGCATCAAGACTGCCTTCATAAACAGTTTTCTTCTCACCTACTTCTAGTTCACCAATAGCATCAAGTCGATATGTATGACGTTCTTCATAGTTGTATTTTCTATAGAGTTCTAAACTATCTACATGCACACGACCAACTAAATCATATGTTGTAGATTCTTTACCAAACTTTTCATATGTTCTTTTTTTAGGATATTGATCCCATAGACACAGACGTCTGGTATCTTCTTTGCTTAAAACTTTTGTAATTCTGTTTACAGTATAAGGCATATCATAGCCCTCACTGTTCCACCCACTTAGCACATCTGCATCTTGTATCAAATCAAGAAATGCATCAAGCATATCCGCTTCATTGTCATAAAGTATAGTGTTTGGAATGCCATCAATTGCTTTTTTGGCTTCTGCCATTGATAATGTTTTAGGCGGAATTGCTAAACAAATTAGTTCATCCATCCACTGCAAGTGTACAGCAATTGATGTTATAGGCATAAATGCATCTTCTGGACTTGCGTAGCCACGCTCGGGGTCAAAGTCAACCTCAATATCCCAAAACGCTACATTTAGTTTAGGAGCATCAACATTCAAATAGTTGTCTTCTAAACAACGATAAATTGGATTTATATCGCTTTCGTATAATTGTTTATTAGAATGAATTGCAAGTTCTTTGCGAAGTTCTTTTATGTTTTTTGCAGTAACACGTTGTAACTGATCACCGTAAATAGATTGATGTTTGCCTCTCGGGTCTTTGTAATAAAAAACGTGTCTTGGGGAATATTCTGTAAAATGTCTTTTGTTATTTTTTCTTTCTACAACTCGTATTAAATCTTCACCACGATCATAGAATGCATCTACGTAACTCATTTGTTCTCCTTATATGTCATTTGCGGCTGACAAATACCAATTAAGTCCTTTATGGCGGACAAAACCTTCTTCTAAATTACTTATCCTGTCACAAAAGTGTAAATGTATTTTGTGACTCCGTATGTGTAAATGCAGGCCAATACTCCATTTAGCACAATCAAACTTTTTTCTTTCCATAGCACACCAACTATTGTCCAGATTATACTTGCAAAAAAGAAACCAAATACACCATAAATCTGATTAGGGAACATTGAAATCAACAAAGCGGCAAAAAGTAAAACTGTTGTTCCTGTCCATGCCAGCGGTTGATATGGTTTACTCTGTTGCGTCATCATTATCTTGCTCAATGTTATTAGGTTTTAAAATTGGCATGCCGCCACGATCAAAATAACGGCCATCATCTGTTACATATATGTATGATTTAATATTATGGTCGCCTAGTGCTGATTTTACAATAATACTTTTTTTTGTAATATTGCCTTTATATTCAGTATAATCTGCGTTAACTAATCTAACCTTGCCGTTGTTATTGCCATAAATTCTATCGGCAGGTTCACCGCCGGGGCCTATGTTATTTGAAACTATTATCGTGTTACCCATTTCGTTCATCAATTACTTTTTTAATATGCATAAGATGTTCGGGAACTTCCCAGCCAAACACCGATGCTAGATTGACACCACTGTTTTCATAGTCAAGGTCTTTAACACCTTTTTTCATTCCAAAGCCAAGTCCGCCTTTTGTCTTGGTGTGCCTTTTAGGATCGTATTGAGATTCGTCCTTGTAATTTTTCATTTCTCTGTTTTGCCTCTTTGAGAGTCCGTTGTTTTTGGTTCTTTTTCTTTGTCTTGACATTGTTATAATAGTAACACAAGTATATTACATTGTCAAGTTATTTTTAGTACCAACCTGCTGCTACACCGTATCCAAATACATTTACACACGCAAAGTAAAATGTAAGTAGTGTTACCCATGCAGCACCTCTGCGTAAAGATGCGTAACATTGAGTAATACTTCCTATGAAAAAGAACGGATATATAATCAGCATATTTGGATCTATTGCTGTGAGAGCAAGAGTTAAACTTGCTGCAACTGTGAAAATAAAACTAACTAGTTCAAAACCAAAAGCAATTTTATCACTTTTGTAACTGTTAATCCAAAATGATTTTATCTTTTCCAATTATTGATCATCCGAATGAGGGCCTGAAACATCATCTGGAAGATTTTTAGTAATACCTAAAATTCCCTCAATGTCGTTCCACTCTTCTTCGTGTTTTGCCCAATCACCTTTGTGTGCAATCTTGATTGCTTTATTAATTGTGCTTGGTTTGATTTGAAGTTCTTCTGCTACTGCTTTTACAGTATCTTTAAGTCCTTCGTTCAAATCCTCTACTTCACGTAGTACATTTGAACCTTCGCTAATTAGTCTTTCTAATTTTGCTTTCTCTTCTGGTCCATAACTTCTTGACATATTATTCTCCTAGTTTGAGTTTGTATTATACATTATTAACATGTATGTGTCAACACTTACCTATAAATTTTCCAACCATTTTTATCAACTAAATCTAATATAAAATGTTTTTCTTTATTGTAGTCGTGTTTTCCTTTGTTTCGTGTTTCATAAAAAGTTTTAGTTTCTTTGAAATCAAAACCAAAAATGTTAACATCTGCATTATTACTTTCACTTAGATAATGCAAAATTTGTAATCCTGTTGACGGTGGCGCATCTAGCATATTCTGTAACCATTGAGATTGAAACAAAGGTAGTTTGATTTGCTTTGTGTTAAATTTAACTTTCCTAATTTTGTATTCAAATTCTTGCTTGGGTGGTGTAAAAATAAGTGTATGAAATTTTGGAGTTTCAGCATTGTATTTTTCAAAAGTGTTTATTTCGCTTGATGCTAGAAAATCCCATCTACTTCCTTGAGAGGTTGTGTCAATAATTTCGGCCCTGTTGAATCTTACAGTAGGAAGGCTATCAATAATATGTCCATTACTTTTGGAAAATATGCTTTCAGCATTACCTACTATGTTTAATGGCTGATTTAAAACTGTTAACATATAGGTATTTAAGTCATAAAAAAAGCCGGCAGTTGATTACCGGCTTTGATTAATATTAAATTACTGTTAACACTCTGGACCGCAGTTACAGTCTGGACCACAGTTGCCCTTGCAGGCACAGTCTGGACCACAGTTGCAGTCTTTGCCTTCTGTTAAGCCTTTTTCCACAACGTCATACATTTCAAAACGTCCGCCGTTTCTTTCATAAAGCATAGCAGCAAAAATTTCCTGTTTGTTTGTTTCTTCAACTTTTGATACAGCAACTCTGTTTGCCCATGTCCATAGTGCATCGTCCATAGGATCAATGGCTTGCTGTCCGCCGCTCTCTTTAACCATCTTATACATGTCAACAAATGACATTTTGGTTTCTACTGATTCTTTAACTTCTTTCTTTTTCTTCTTACCATAGGCACCTTCGTCCATTTCTTTATCATCGGACTTTTTGCCTTTTACCATGTTCTTGAATTTTTCTTGTGCTTTCTTCTGTGCTGCTGATTTTGCTTCAACAATCTCGCCATCCATGTCTACAAAACTAACTGATTCGTTTTTCTTTGCTTTATATTCTTCCATGCATGCTTCGCACATTTCTTTAAGTTTCTTTTGATCACAGTCTGGATGTGCTTCACACATTTCTTTTACACTCATACCTTTGCTGCACATCATTAAGATGCTTTTCTTGCTAGGCATTTTTGCTTTCTTTTCTGCTTTGATCATTTGTTCTGCTTCATTCACAGATTCTTTCATTTCTGCTTTGCAGTCTTTGCACATTTCTTTTAATTTTTTCTGATCGCAATCTGGATATTTTTTGCAAATTTCAGCAACACTCATTCCATCTTTGCAACATTTCATTACTTCTTTTTTGGATGGCATTTTACCTTCGTCTGCTTCTTTTACGTCTTCTTTCTTTTTCTTAGCATCTTTAGCAGCCTTCTTCATAGGTTCTTTTTTATCGCCATCTTTGTCCATATCAAGAAAGTCTGGTTTTGCTGCTTCAGTCACTACTTCTTTAGCACCTAGCGCAATACCTGTTGATTCCGCCAGTTGTGTGAAATGCTCTAGATCTTGACCTGGCGTAGTAGGATCTAGTTCGTGCATTTTTTGTATAATTTTTCTAAAGTCCATAGTAGTTTCCTTTTTATAGTAAGTATTTATCTTCTTACTGGGTTCTCTCCAAATATACTATTTTTCATATCTAGCGCATTTTTAGCAGTTCCTCGTGATGTTTTAGGCTGTTTTACAACTGGTTGAGGTGGTGCTTTAGTACCTGACTTTCCTCCCCAAGGACTACCTGTATAAGACTTTTTGCCACGTGCTTTACCCGGTGAAAGATGTGGATTAGGCACACTAGCAATACTACCAGATGATGTAGCACCTGCTGTAGCACTTTCATCAACACCTGCTAGTTTTATAATATCTAATAAATCTAAGTGTTCCTTAGTGTCTTTATTAAGTGCTGACTTGCGTTTTTTAATTTCATCTTGCAAATCAGGATCTTTAGCAGTGCTTGGATCTGCTTGTAGATCTTGCAGTGCTTTCTTTTTAGCCATATAATCTGCTTTATCACGAGTAGGTGTGTACTGTGATTTCGATGATTCTGCAAATAATTCTTTCAATCTCATATTACTATTTACCTTTTTTGCGGCCGCTCTTCATATTGGCGCACCAGTGATACATTTTAGCACGTTCACCACTGGCATTCTTTGCTTTCTTGCGTAGGCTTGTCACACTTCCTTTGCAACTAGCACCTGCACGTTTTACACGCCCTGGCCTGCTTTTGCCTTTTTTCTTGCCATCTGCAAAGTTTTCAATTATACATTCTAGTGTGTGTGGAATACGTGCTACAGGAATAGTAGTTTCTCCCATAAGTTTTACAGCATCATATCTGTGATGTCCATTAACTATTCTATTGTAGCAATCAACTACTACAGGTGCGTACTTTCCTTCTACTAATCTATTGACCTGTCGTTTGAAGTTTTCCATTACACGTTCTTTCTGAACTGGTTTGACTTCATCTATGTTTAGGAATATAATTTCGTGATCTATATTTTCAAGGTGCTTGTTTTTTATTTGTGGTAATTCTTCTCTGGTGTAACTTTCTTTTGTTTTCTTTTTGCGACCTGCACAGTGAGCCTTTTGACTAAAGCCTTTTGGATTAGAACAATTAATGCTTTTCTTGTATTTTGCACTCCATGCTTCTTCTATATATTCTCTTACAAGATGTTGAAAACTTTCTTCAATCTCTGCCTTAAGTTTTTTAGCAGTTCTTTCAAACTTATGATCTTTATGCTTGAACCCTATGCCTCCGGCACTTTCCCACGCTGCAATGTTAACACCATAATCGTCAATAAGGATATTAGGTGTGCCGTCGGGGTTGGTTGCATACTTCGCCTTATCCTTAGTGATGATGACTTCAGTTGGTGGGAAGAAGTCTAGATTCTTTGCTACCCATTCACGTTTGTGAGGTTCTGCTTTCTTGTCTCCTGCGAGAGGAGCACTTAGAATCTTGTAACTTCCTTTTACCTGTTTTATAATACTAAGTAATTTTTTAGCATTAGATGTTAGGGGTAAGTCTAACCAAAAGTCATCGTCGTCTCGTATTGCCTGCAGTGCAGGCTGTAAATCATCTCCTTTAATATCTCTCCAATTTTTTCCTGTAATCTTTTGCCAACGGCTGAAGAAGTCTGCAAGAACACCATCCATATCAACGTAGATTTCTGATTTAGGATTTAGTCCCTGGAACATATCTTCATAGGTTATGCTTTCTTTTTTCTTTTTCTTTTTAGGGAATAGTTTTTTTACGTTCATATATTCGCCGCCTACAGGAACGTCTGCGGTAGCATTTTGTTTTGTTACAATGCCCACACCTGCTGCTTCTTCTGATGTTTTCTTTGTGGGCAAACCTTTGTGTTTGGTTTTAGCAAAGTCTTTTGCATCTGCTTTTGAAATGTCTTTTGCAACTTCACCGGCTTCGCCACTCTTCTTCATATCGCCCTTCTGCATTGCTCTTACAATGCCAAAGAACTGCTGTTGCTTTTTGCT